ACGACAAGGGCTTGATCAAAACCAAACTGATTAAAAGCACCACTGATAACGTGCGCAGCGAAGAGATCGTGGGCAAGACACCAGCCAATCTGTTGATGTTTGGTGTACCGCAAAAACTGTTTGATGGCGCAAAGGTCGAAGAAGAGTTGATGGACATGCTGGCTACAGGCTATGCGCGTCGATGCTTCTTTGCTTATGTCAGAAAAGCCAGCCGTCCTTCACGCACACCGGAGCAAATGTACCAAGACCGGACCAGCCAGTCCAACGTTGCTGCCATTGAAGATTTGGCAAATCACATGGAAAACTTGGCAGACATTATCAATGCCAACAAGAAGCTCGTCATTAACAAAGAGACGTGCATCTTGCTCAATGAGTACCAACTTCATTGCGAAGGCCGTGCTGAACAGTTGCCAGATCATCAAGAAATTCAAAAGCGTGAACTGTCTGAGCGTTACTTTAAAGTGCTCAAGCTTGCAGGTGCCTATGCGTTTATTGATGTCTCTCCAGAAGTAACAGATGCTCATGTGTACAACGCCATTAAACTGGCAGAAGACTCAGGTGAAGCATTTACTATGATGCTGGCTCGTGACAAACCATGGGTTAAGTTGGCTAAGTACATCGCAGCCGTAGGCCAAGATGTTACGCAGGCTGATCTGGCAGAAGACCTTCCCTTCTACAAGGGTGGTACTGGTTACAAGAACGAACTGTTGACCTTGGCAACAGCTTACGGCTACAAAAACAACATCATCATCAAGAAAGCATTTTCTGATGGTATTGAGTTCTTGCGGGGCGAGACACTGAAAGAGACTGACATTACCAAGATGGTAATTTCTTATTCCAGTGACATGACTACCGACTACCGCAATGAAACTGCACCCTTTGACATGTTGCACAAACTCACGCAAGCCTCTGGCCTGCATTGGGTAGCGCATCACTTGTTGGGTGGCTACCGCAACGAAGAGAATGCCATTCCCGGCTTTAACTTGGTTGTCATTGATGTTGATGGTGGTGTGAATCTTTCTACTGCCAAGCTGCTGCTCAAAAATTACAAGTTCTTGTTGTACACCACCAAGCGTCATACGGTAGATGAAAACCGTTTTCGCATCATCATGCCAATCAACTATGAGTTGAAGATGGAAGCCAAAGACTACAAAGAGTTTATGGCCAACATCTACGAGTGGTTGCCTTTTGACGTAGACAAAGCAACCAACCAGCGTGCACGTAAGTGGCTTTCACATGATGGTCACTTTGAGTACAACGAAGGCGAAATGCTTGACGCCTTGCCGTTCATCCCAAAGACCAGCAAGAACGAAGAGCGTAAAGCCTTGGTGGATTCACAGCAGTCCATGGACAACTTAGAGCGTTGGGTCATCAACAACATTGGTGATGGCAACCGCAACAACATGCTGCTGCGCTACTCCATGATTTTGCTGGATGCTGGTTTTGACTTTGAAGGCATCCGTTCTCGGGTTATGAGCCTGAACGACAAGATTGCTGACAAGCTTGAAGAGCAAGAAATCATGGGCACTGTCATGGTGACTGTGATGAGAGCACTGGCTAAACGACCATGAATATCACAGCTTTAGCTATCAAGCACAAAGAAGTTGATCCACATGGCATCAGTGCTAACCAACCCGGAGCCAAGCTTGATTCCGGAAAGGTTTTGCCATGGCTTTGTTTAGCTGGTTTTTCCAGGGCTTTCCGTGAGGTTGCTCAAGTCACTACAGAAGGCGCAAAGAAGTACACCCCTAACGGGTGGGCAACTGTGCCAGATGGAGCAAACAGATACATGGAAGCTTTTGGTCGGCACATGCTAGATCTGGGCGAAGGCAAAGTCTTTGATGACGGTCCAGGCGGTACAGGTAGGCGTCACAAAGCGCAAATGGCTTGGAATCTATTAGCCTCTTTGGAGCTTGAGCTTCGTCAAGAAGAAAACACCACAAGCAGCGTCGGACCAATTTACAAGTAAGCAGGTGCCGTCCCGGCACTTTTGCGAATCTATAAGGAAACTATGACCCAGCATTACAACGACAACTTGGTCTTACTGTGTGGCAAATCAGCCACTGGTAAGTCCGCATCCCTCATGCAACTGGAAAAGCCAGAAGGCGTGATTTACCTTAACTGCGAGGCAGGCAAAAAACTACCCTTCAAATCCAAGTTTAAACAGTACGTTATCACCGATCCACTGCAAGTCATGGAAGCGTTTGATGCAGCTGAAGGTATGCCCGAGGTGCACACCATCGTCATCGACAGCTTAACTTACTTGCTGGACATGTACGAGAGTGTGTACGTCAATGGCTCAGCCAATGGCATGAAAGCCTGGGGCGACTTTGCCCAGTACTTCAAAACATTGATGCAGCAAAACGTAGCCAAGTCCAGCAAGAACGTGATCTTCACTGCGCACACCATGGACACGCTCAACGAGAGTGAGATGCTGATGGAAACCAAGGTGCCTGTTAAAGGCAGCTTGAAGAACAACGGCATCGAAAGTTATTTCAGTGTCGTCATCACATCTAAGAAGGTGGCTTTGAAAGCACTGAAAGACTACGGCTCCAAGCTGTTGGTCATCACTCCCGAAGAAGAAGCACTTGGCTTCAAGTATGTCTTCCAAACCAAGATTACCAAAGAAACGGTCAATGAACGTCTGCGTGGTCCTCTTGGATTGTTTGAGACAAAAGAAACTTTTATTGACAACAACATGCAGCTTGTCATCAAGCGACTCCAAGAGTACTACGCGTAAAGCGTAGTCAATACTTAAACCAATTGCAATTTAATTTAAACCAAAGAAAGAAACTTAACTATGTCAGCACTTAAAAACCTCACTTCCGACGCATCCATTGCCAATGAAAAAGACTCCGTAGGCGGAGGCGGTGTACTGGAATCTGGCTTGTACCCAGCCACTGTCACCTTGGCTTATGTCACCAAATCCGCAGGCGGCGCTACAGGCTTGGTCTTGCACGCCAAAACCAGCATGGGCCGTGACATTCGTCAAACACTGTGGATGACCTCCGGCACAGCCAAAGGTGCCAAAAACTACTACGAGAAAGACGGCCAGAAGAATTACTTGCCAGGCTTTATCGCAGCAAACGCATTGGCACTGCTGGCCACTGGCAAAGAAATCTCTGAGCTGGACACTGAAGTTAAAGTGGTTAACGTGTACAACTACGATGCCAAAGCCGAAGTGCCCACCAAGGTGGATGTGCCAGTCGATCTGATGGGCAAAGAAATCATCATTGGTCTAATTAAACAGACTGTGGACAAGACTGCCAAGAACGAAGCTGGTGAGTACCTGCCTACAGGTGAGACTCGTGATGAGAACGAAATCGACAAGTTCTTTCGCGCAGCCGACAAGATGACCACAGCTGAGATCCGTGCTGCAGCCAATGAGCCAGTGTTTTACACCACGTGGGACAGCAAGCACACAGGTGTTGTGCGTATGAAAGCATCTAAAGCTGCAGGCACAGCAGGTGCACCTAAAGCGTTTGGTGGTGGTGTAGCTATGAAGAAGCCAGCAACTAGCTTGTTTGCATAAAGCACGCGCATGACTGCAATTACCAAAGCACACGCTGAAAGCATTGAGGTCAATGACCTGAATGACTTTGTCAAGATCTTGTCTGGCTGGCATCAGGAACGTGTCAAGGTGCTCCAGCACCTTATGACAATTCCAGATACTGGTGTCCAGATCGAGCTGGAAGGCCAAGATACACCTTTGGTGGGTGAGTACCGCAAGGGCTTTATCTTTGGCTTAAACGTAGCGCTTGGTGAGTTGGGCAAGCTGCCTTTTGTAGCTGAAATGGAAACACCTTCAGACACACAAGCACATGACCAAACCCAGTCGTAAGCTGAAGTTTGTTGGCTGCGACCCCAGCCTTAGAAACTGGGGTTTGGCTGTGGCTACCTTTGATACTGCGACCCAGAAGCTAACCGTTAATGAGCTGGCGCTTACCTGCCCTGTCCTTTCCAAAGGCAAGCAGGTACGTCAGAACTCATTGGACTTAGCTTCTGCCAGTCAGCTGTACGAAGGTGCCATAGCCGCCGTAAAGGGCGCTGATGCAGTATTCGTAGAAGTTCCTGTGGGTAGCCAGTCTGCCCGCGCTATGGCTTCTTACGGCATCTGTGTTGGCGTCCTGGGGGCATTGCGAGCCAATGGCATTCCATTCTTTGAAGTCACGCCCAGTGAGGTCAAACTTGCTGGCGCTGGCAACAAGACAGCCTCCA